GTCCGATCTTTGGTACAAACTGTTAAGGATGCTGTGAAGAGCGTCGTACCCGAGATCTTGTTGATCATCAAGATTATTTTGATGACCACCCTTGTTACCATGCCTTTACTTAGGCTAATTTTATGGGTACAGGGGTTCTTTGCAAAGTGGGTTTTTCAATCTGATACTCAACGGAAAGGTCATAAAACCCAACATAGGAATTCTCGTTATAATAACAGAATTCGTGAGGGTAATGATCAAGATTGGGATCGGCCTGACCGTGCCACTGGTGAAGGAGATTACGGTAGGGGTGGTTTCCAAGTTAATAGTCGTGTTCCAGAGTTCCTGATGAATGCGCAACTTGGCGTACACAGGAATGTGTATGAACTTACTTGTCCGATGTTTCAAGGTCGTATGGGTTATTGCTTATTTTTGGGCGGTAATGACATGTTAATGCCGAGGCATTTTATGACAGCCTTGGAGGCCGCATCATCAGAAGTATCCGATACTTCATTTCATGTTATCCATTTTAAACAGGAAGGGCGAGATCCCATAAGCAAAACTTTAGATCAGATAACAGAAAATTCGTACTCCTATGGGAGTAATGAATATTATCTAGCTGAAGTTGATCTTGGGCGCCAGCATAAGGAAATTACACCACATATGGCAGATGCTAGTATAACTAATAGATTCCTGATTGATTTTAGGAATCAGTTTACAGTAGCCTGTACATCTGGTGAGATGTCCTGGAATGGATTTCCCGCAACTTATCACCCCACTGTAAAGCTCCGTATGAATGATACAGGAGACTTTGAAAAGGTACATAATACCCTTAAAATTGAAGGGATAGATACCAAGGGTGGTGATTGTGGAATGTTGTATTTCGCAATGGACGGTCCGGCTGCAGGGCACGTTGTGGGAATGCACATTGGAGGTGGTAGTAATGGAGGTACTGGTTTTGCTATTTATCTTAATGGTAATATTGTTAGAAATATGAGGAAACAGCTTCATGAAGGCTTTGAAATTCCGAAGATTCGTACAGTATTGCTTGATGATATTATACCGCCCGCTCGAGTATCTAGCGGAAATTCCCATATTGAATTTGAAGGGAATGGACGTATAGTCGAGTATTCCAAGAAGAATGTGAAAATTTCACAAAAAGGGATTGAGAAGCGCCTTGAAAATTATAAGGACTTTGAGATCACAGCTGAAATTTCACATATCGAAGATGTGTGTGATGTTATTGGTGCGAGGTATCTTTCACAAATGAAGAGGATACCACAGCGCCTGAGCTATCATACCGCGGTATTTGGCGAACCTGGGCAAGTGGTTGCTACTAATTTCTCAACGTCCGCTGGCATTCCTTTGACTGGGACCGAGTTGGACAAGCGATATTGGCGCCATCTTGATGGTAGTCCTAATATTAAGGTTTTAGATCAGATTCGGGTTTACCTGAACCAAGCCTTAGTTGATATTATGCGTGGAGTTTGGCCTAATTTTATATTCAAGATCTTTCCAAAGGATGAGACTTTACCTGCGGAAGATGTGGATGTAAAACAAAAAGTCCGAACCATAAATGGAGGACCCATTATATTTATTCTGTTGCAGAAAATGTATTTTGGTGATCTCTGTGCTCTTATAGAGCAGAGGCCTTTGGAGTTTAATACTCTTATAGGCCTAGATATGAATTCCAT